CTACTATGCCCCAACTTCAGAATCTGGTCCTCACGGACCGGGCGACCACGCCCGTCAACCATACCTTCACGCCGCGTGATATCGTCGATGGTGTTGCAACCGTCGTCGAGACCACCGGTGTTCCGGTCGGTGAAAAGCGTGTTTCGATCTCCTTGCGCCGTACGGCTGGCAAGGTGAAAGGCCGCCTCGTTCTCACCTTTCCGGTGGTTCAGAACGAGACTGTGAACGGCATTGTCCGTCCCACTGTTGTGCGTACTGCGATCGCCGACGTGAACGTCACATTTGACGCCACGTCCACCGAGCAGGAGCGAAAAGACCTCATCGGTCAGCTCGAGTCTGCTCTCGGGTCTTCCAAGACCCTGGTGAATGACACGTTCGTCAGTCTGCAGAACGTCTACTAACCTGTAGACGTTCCTCTTACACATCCATAAGGAGTGTTACATGGCACACAACAGTGGCCGTTTAGCTCGAGACATCACCTCCAATGTTGTTAAGCTGATCGAGGGCAACCTAACCGGTAACCCCCGAGATCGGTATTTGGCGGAGCACTTCATGAAGAAGTTTGCTTCACCGGACCCACTCGAAGCCGAAATCCGTAAGGACAAGGCTATCGCTAAGTGGTTAGCAACAGAGGAGCGTAATGCTGGAACCAACCTTCGACTCTTCTGCATAGATGAAGAGAAGGCCATTGCGGGCTTGCCCGTGATGAAGGTTTTGGCTTTCGCCGCATCGATCATCCGCAGGTTGATTGGCAGTACAGTACCTCTGGAGTCCCTTAACGGGTCCTTCAGTGGCGGCGCATCGACATCGATGCGTCGTCAACCGGGTGCTGTCGCGCGGAAGTTTTCCGAGCGTCCTGACGTTACCCAAGAAGCATGGGACTATATCTGGCCCGCGATTTATCGCGAGCACGATATATGGCACGCGTACAACCCGAGGGTTCTCAAACCCCGGTTTGTGCGTGGCAACGTCATGTTTACTGTTCCGAAGAACAATGATATCGACCGCGTGGCTTGTAAAGAGCCTGATCTCAACATGTGGTTGCAAAAGGGTGCTGGCGATTTTATACGCAAGCGCCTTCTGCATGTTGGCATCAACTTGAACGATCAAACGAGAAACCAGAGACTGGCCCGTGAGGGCAGCATCAATGGCCATCTCGCTACTGTAGATCTTTCAAGCGCGTCCGATAGCATTTCTACACAGTTAGTTTGCTTACTTTTGCCGACTGACTGGTTCGTGTTCCTGGATCGGATACGTTGTCGTGAGACAAGGTTACCCGATGGGACTTGGCACCAGAATGAAATGTTCTCCTCTATGGGGAATGGTTTCACTTTTGAGCTCGAGTCTCTGATTTTCTACGCTTTGGTGAAAGCCATAGCACGATGCTCACGGAATCACGACACTATTGCCGTATACGGTGACGACATCATCATGGCGTCATCGCTGTTCGGACGTGTAAGCCACATCTTTAACTTCGTCGGGTTCAAGGTGAATGATGATAAGTCATTCGCTCACGGACCCTTCAGAGAGAGTTGCGGCAAGCACTACATTAGTGGTAGAGACGTCACTCCTTTCTACATCAGGCGGCCAATCAACACCGTTCCTGAACTAATCCATATCCTGAATAACATTAGGAAATGGGCTAGCGAAGGTTCGCGTTGGGCAGCCGCTGGTTGGTGGGATGTCTGGCAAGAAATTGCCGACTATGTCCCGAACGGTAAGTTGTTCGGGGGGTATGACCTTGAGTCCATCGAGACTGTTGCAAGTCTCTATGGTGATGGGTGGCGCTATATGCGCAAGTTCAACCATAGACGCCCAAAGGCGTTGGAGGTCGGCTTATACCTAGAGTGGCAAGCGAA